TTGAGCTGCTCGAGAGCTGCCGCGTATTGCTCGGTGCTCAACCACGGCTTGAGCTGCTCGAGGTCCTGCAGCTCTCTGTTGTACTTCTCTTGAGCGGGAGCGAGATCAGCTGATAGGGTCCGGGCTTCCTCTCTCAAGCTGGAGAGGTAGTCGTCGATCTTTTCTGAGTCTCGTGAAGAGAAAATCCCACCTGTGCCCTTGTCTACATCTGCCCTGCTCAGCCCATCGAGCAACTTCAGGAGGTTCTTGATCGTATTGTCGTCGGCAAAGAAGCGCCCCCCGGCCTCGTCTGGATCCAGCGAGAGCAAGTTGGAGATGACCTCCTTGACGACATTCGATTTCTCTTCGGCCGCGTTGTAGTCCCAGCCGGCTTCGGCGAATGCACGGGCGGTCTCGTCGATCGACTGGAACCGCTCGCGGATCTTCTCCTCAACGCCACTCTCGCCCTTGAGGACGCCGAACTCGTATTCAGCCCACCAGGGTGGCTTGCTTTTATTCGCCGCTTCCTCAGCTGCCTCTGCGGTGGCTTCCTTTTCCTCCCGCTGCTGCTCGTAGGCCTTGATGATCGCCTTCTCATCGATCAGTTGATTCTCCAGGAGAGTGAGATACTCAATTTGCTGATCTCTTCGTCCACGCAAGATCTCCCGCATTGCATCGTCTTGCGTGTACTTCATCTTCGTGTTCAAGCGGCCAATGGCTCTCTCATAGCGCTGGATGTCGCTCTGGAAGCTCTCGATTTCTGCCTTGGCGGCCTCGTATTCCTCTTGAGTGATCTGGACGCCCTGCACCTCACCGCTGCGAATATCACGAAGCCGGCGCTGCTCCTCAATAAATTCCGTGAGCCCGGAGGTGGCATCGGCAACCCAGCCGAGGAAGTCCTTCGCTCCCTCGAGGGCCGGCTCGAACATGGTCCCGCCGAGGATCTTCACGTTGTCCATTGCTGTGGAAAGACGCCCCTGGAACGTCTCGGAGAGCTTCTCCATACCGTCGTTAAACTGTCCGCCCTCGCTGGTCATGTCCGTGAGCGCTTCCTCAAGGTCCTCGAAAGAGACCTCTCCGGCGGAGACCATCTCGAAGATCTTGTCCTTCGTCACGTCCAGGTTCTCAGCGAGCTCAGCGATGATCGGCAGGCCCGCCTCCATCGCCATGTTGATCTCTTCCATCGTGGCCCGACCGCGGGCCTGTACGCGGCCGAACGCCCGGGCGAGGGTCTGCATCTTCTGCGCATCGCCGAGGGCTGCGTCACCGAGCATCTGCATCTGCTCCAGCACTTCGTCCGCTTCCGTTCCGAAGCTCATCAGCTGCCGGGCGACTCCGGAGAGTTGCTTGATCGCCAGGGGAGTGGAGGCGGCGAACTCCTGGATCTGATCGAACATGTCGCTTCCGGCCTCGGCGTCCTGCATGAACACGCCGAACTCGACGCGCATCCGCTCCATTTCTGCGGCGGCCTGCAAGCTGTTCTTTGCGAGCAATCCGGCGCCGGCGGCGAGGGCGGTAATTCCGCCGACTTTCGCGATTGCCCCTGCCATAGAGCCTTGCAGGGAGGAGAATCCGCGATTGGCGTTCGCCGCACCTCGGCCGAGGCCATCGGTGGCCCGCTCGGCCTTGTTTCCGCTGCGGGCGAGCTTATCCAGGCGGTCAGTGGCGACCTTCGCCTGGTCGGATTCGATCTTGATGCCGAGACGTGCTATATCAGGCATTCCGCGTCATCTCCCCTATATAACCGGTGACGGCTTGGTCCATGGCGAACAGCGCCTCCACCTCCCAGGTGGCGAGCTTCTCTCCGGTGACTCGGCAGAAGGCGTCGATGTCCTGGTAGCTGATCGCCTCCTCTTTCCGCAGCCGCCAATAGACCGTCCATATCCACTCTCCCCCCTCGGGGACCTGCACACTGTCGAGCAGCGGATCCCGGTGCCCGGTCTGCCGCTCGACCTGCTCGAGATGCTCCCGCAGTGACGTTCCGTTCTTCTGCGGATACTCGAGCTTCATTCTCGCCCGGGCGGCGTCAGCTAAGCCTCGGGCGAGAGTGACAAAAAATTGCGCTCCTGCATGATAAATCGGTTCACCTGGCGCCGGATCGCGGGGAACTCGGTATAGACCCACTTCGCGTTCTCGCGGGTGCACTCGAGCTCCTGGCCATCGTACTCAACACCCTCCCAGTCGATCGTACAGGCGGCAAGAAGATCGACTGCGTAGTCCTCGCTATCCTCTTCCTTTTTACCTCCACTCGCCGCGTGCTGAACCGCCTGCTTGCTTCGCTGGCGGGCGAACTCGTTGAAACGGTCACTGTCGATTCCGGCCACACGGATCCGCACCCCGGTTGCCTCTCCGCTTCCGGGGTAGACGATGTCCATCATCACGCCCTCATTGGAGCGCTGTTTTGTATCAAGCTGCTTCAGGTCCATGTACTCTCCTTATACGGTCTTGTGAATCTTGATTGCGCATGCCTCGGTCTCGTCGTACAGCGCCTGGATCGGCAGAGTCTGCACGATGTCGTTCTCGGTGATGTTCTTCGACTCACCGGTGAACTTGATCCGGGGCAGGGTGATCGTGTAGCTGGTGCCGTTTGGATCAGTAAGAACTACCTCAAGCGTGCTCTCGGTTTCGTTAACGAACTTCTCGAGGAGAGCCTTATCAGTAAAATACGCGCTCAACTCAGCGGTAACGTTGCACCGACCGGCGCCGATGTGATGCGCCTCGTTCTGGAACAGCGGAAACTTCGGGTCGAGCCCGTTGTTGAGCGAGAGGCTGAGTCCGCTGACCACTGCGATCTGAGAGCCACCCTCGTTGATGGAACCCGTATAGGAGTCGAACGGCGGATTCGTGTTCGGCGCGTTGACCGAGGAGGCGATGGTAGTAGTCGCAGGCGCATCGACGGCCTTCCCGGCGAAGCCGAAGCTGCCCGTGATGATCTGATCGGGCTGAATGTTGAGGCTCATAGAGTTGACGATCATCCCCCGGGCGACCTGGAATACCGAGATATCCTCGAAGGCCTCCTCTATGGTCAGCGACTTCTGCGTGGTGCCGTTTTTTACCGTATCGGGGTTCGTGTCCGAGTCGGTGTCCTGCCATTCCCCGAACAGAGCAGAGGCGATGAGATCCTCGAAGCTCTCGTAGGACAGCTCGATGGGGATCTCGAGGTTCGGGGTCTTGTTTCCTAGTCTGAGGTTCGAAACATTTCGGTCGCTGCGAAACTCGTTGCTCTGCAGCTGACTGCGATCGAGCCCGACTCCGCTGCCACCGGTGTTCCGGATTGTCTCGAGCGTAGGAGTGCTCGGGGTGGTCCCGAACGAACTCTCCAGTATGTACCTGAGCGATCTCTGACTTCCTGCTGCGCTCATATCTTACTCCTTACAAATCCGCTCGCCACTCTATTATGACGGGCGTGTGATACCAGTCCGGCTCTTGCCGGCCCGGTTCCTTGTACGTCTTCTCCACCCGGACGGTTACACCGCCATAGGCGAGGGTCGTCCCCCATCCGAACGCTGCGATCAGCGCATCGGCCTCGTCATCCGCCGGATACGCTCCTCCTTCGGCAGGGGTGAACACATCGACCTGGTAGAGGCCCACATAGCGGCCCGCAGATCCGGCGCCAACCCCAGCCCTGGAGGGCTCAGCCGGCAATAGCGTCTCACGGTACCAGGTCGCTGCGGTCGTCGGCGAGAAGTCCTGGTTCTCCCACTGGACCTCCGAAGCGCTAACGACCGTTAGGAGGTGTTGGCGGAGTGCCTGGCGGATCTCTTTCACGACACGCCCCCTGCGGCTTTCTCAACGATCCCCGGGTAATTCCGCAAGGCGATCTTCACCCAGCCCCGCGGAGCTTGGCCGGAGTGGCCGTTCTCGAGAGCCTCGATATAGGCCACGTTGTTCGTCAGGTAGATCGCCACCTGATCCACGTTCCAGCTTCCGACCTCTTTGGTCACCTCGGCCATCACAGCCTGCCCGGACGGATCCTTTCGGTCGATCGTTCCGGTGGCCGGGCTGCCGATCGTACACTGCCAGTTCCCGCGTGCCCGGCCGGTATCCACCGGCGTTCCCATTACGAACCGGCGAAACAGATCCAGGGCCACCTTCTTGCTGACCGTCTGCCAATTTTCCTGCGCCTCCCGGCCGAAGCGCCCCAAGTCCAATGCGAACTGTCCCATCAGGCAACCCTCGCTTGCACATCGAAGTATAGCGGCACCCCGCCGGGCTGGTACGGCTCGGCGCTGACGATCGCGAGTACCCGGCCGCTTACAACTATCCGGTCATCACCGGGTTGCGGCATGACCGTCGTATCCTCGAGGGCCAGCATGAACCGCCGATCGCCGCGCTTGACGAGCGTCCCGTCGATCACCTCGAGGCGGTAGCTCTGCTCGAGCACATAGCCAGTGTAGTCGGTGGTCGTGCCGGCAGTCTCATCCCCGGTGACCGGGTCGATGCTCCCGCCGGTGGTACGGCGCAGTGCCACCTGGTAGCCGGCGGCCTTGAGTTTCTCGCGTACTTTCTGCGCCTTCGCCTTGTAGTTCATCGCGTGATCCTTACCGCTCCACTGCCGCCGATAATAAGACCCCGCAGGAGGTCACTGACGGCTGTCAGAGCTGTCCTGGCCGGAGCACCGGGCGAATACTCGGTCTCAAGCGATCCGACGCGCTCACGGCGCACCTGACCGCCCCGCTCGAGCTCAGGGGACAACTCAGTGCCTTTGATCTGCGCGAGGGCAGCCTCGGCGGTGGCGTAGGTGAGGCGGGCAGGGATCGTGCCGTCGAGTGAATAGCCGTCCTCGTCGCGAACATTGAGCCGCGGCCAGCTGAGAGCCTGCCCTGTGGTGGATTTATAACCCTTCCAGCGCTTGCGGTAACGGCCGTCGAGGTACTGCGTGGCGAGGATGAGCGCCTGCTCTTTTTCCTCGGCCGCCGCAGCGGTCCAGTCGGTGTGCCCGCGGTCGCTGTGATAGGTGTCGGCGTCCGCTACTGAGATGTAGCTGTTTGCGTCGGCCAATCCTGTTCCGTCCTCAACTACCAGTGCCATTTATTCCACCTGCGCCTCGGCGATTTCTGCCTTGAGCCGATCAGCACCCCACCGCTGGAGCGTTGATTTCGGTCCAATCCCGAGCTCATGGGCTTTATCTACGAGTGCCTCTTTATCGAGCTCCTCTACTTCACTGACAGAACCTTCCTCCTCAGCAGGAGGAGTCTGCTGCTCTGCCTGGGCCTTAAGTTCGGCCCGGCGGGCCTGTTCCCGCCGGAGCCGATTAAACGCTGCTAATCCCATCTGCAGCCCCTTAGCCGTTGGTCACGAGCTTGACGAGACGAATGTTCTTCTTCTCGTAGACCCGATCCCAGTTGACGGCATTGGCGAGCTCCGTATTGTCAGGGGAGCTGCCGGCCACCGAGGAGTCGGTAAACTTGATCCCCCGAGGGTGCAGGAGGAAGTGCCGCCGGTTGATCAGCACATCATCGCCTGCCAGGGTGTCGCGGTCGGTCTCAGTCGGTACGGGAGCCTCACCCTCACCGAGGGCAACGGCGCCGCGGCCGAAGAGATAGGTGGTGTACTTGTAACCGCTGGTGCCGCCGGCAACCTTCGGAAGGCTGTCATTGACGATGACGGTCTTGTCGAGGTACACACCGAAGCCGACGTCCTGCTCGAACTCAGGCTCGAAGGTGATCAGGCCCTGCTTCTGCAGCCTAGCGTACACAGTGGAATGCATCGCCATTCCGGTGATCTCCATCAGAGAGTCACCCAGGAGGGACCAGGAGTCGATGACTGCATCGGCGCTGATGAGGTTGCTATCAGCAGCGTTGTTGCCGTCCTCGATAGCAATATCATTCACCAGGTCACCGCTGTCATTCCCCTCGTTATCGGCGAACACACCCTTAAGGGTTTGGATAAGGATTGCCTGCCACTGCCGGGCCCAGTAGTCTGCCACCAGGTCACCCACGCGCCGCATGGGATCGTCCCCGGAGAGGGCTCGTGCCAGGTCGTTGGCACTCCAGGCTTTCCCGCGCATGAGCAGGGCAGCCACGTCCTGACCGGCGGTGAGCTTCTGCGGGGTGAGTGCCGCGCTGTCCGAGAGGACCTCGGAGTCACCATCCAGGTCCTTCCAGAAGGGAAGGTTGAGAAGACGACCACCGGAACGTGCGAGCTCGTCGAGAGACTCATCCCGCTCGATGATCCCGGAGCGGTAGAAACCGCTCTTTTCTGCGGTGCGCTCAACCACGTACGGGTTGAACACTTCGGGTACTATGACGTCAGCGATCTGCGTCTTTGCCATTGTTCACTACTCCTTTGCGCCCGCCTCAGCTTTCAGCTGCTTGGCGCGCTCAGGGTCCTCCCGGAGGATTCGACCCTGTTCGGTTAAATTGTAGTGGTCTTTCGACCACGGATTGTGTCCGGAACCCGCACCTCCGGCGTTTCCAGACCCGCCCCCGTTATTCTGAGGGGCCTTGATGATCTTCTTCATGCGAGGAGAGTCCTTGTGCTCCTCCATGAACTCGTCGAGCTCTTTCTCGCCAACCATCACCTTGCCGTCATCGGTGAGCTCAACCTTGTTCCGCAGCAGAAGCAGATCCCGCTCGTCGGGGATTGCGCTGCTGTCGACGTTGAGCTCAGAGAGCTTGTCGGTGATCGCCTTGGAGATCTTGTCCTGCTTGATCTGGCTCTGTAGCTCGGAGTGCTTTGTCTCGTAGTCCTGACGTGCCTTCTCCGTCTTCTCCAGCTTCTTCGTGGTCTGATCAAGCTGGCCCTTGAGATCCTCCACCTCAGCCTTAAGCTGATCATTCTCCCGGCGGATTTTCGCCGCTTCCTCGGCGCTCATACCGCCCTGGGAATT